CTCTTCTTAACAATTAAACCCTGTTAAGGAGAAATAGACATTTATATCATGCAAATGGTATATGGCCGACTGGCATACCAGTCACGTTTTAGTGGGTCATACTCGCGATAATTCTGTAAGTTATCACAGTGTTATACTATACACCCTTGTATTATAAATACAGGTAGTGGATTGGTATGTAGTCCTTAAATCTGAGTGAGAGTAAATGCTCACGTACCAGCGTAAGAACCTGGTTGAGATCAGCAACACTAGGAAGCTACCCTCTGTTATGAGGGTCAACGAATGGGGTTAACGAAAGTTATTGCCCAAACGGAATAGTTCCTAATACTGTGCAATGCTTCAGAATCAAACTAGAAAATAATAAATATATGAAAATCATACAATCATTAAGATCTAGGTTCGCGAGTACACCTAAACTTTACGAAGGACTTACTAAGTATATTGACATTAGTCAATTAACGAGGTATGTCCAGTTACTCGTATGAGTTTTAGGGATTAAACATCCAAAAGATTACTTTATTTTGGCTGATAGAATTGTGAAACTCTATCGTCAAAACGGTCCTAATTACACTGCTACATATCTTAAGGAAGTCGTAAGACTTATCCAAAAGTATGTATCGGGTAATAAGGAACAAGTATCTATGGGTGTTACTGTTGGTATAGTAAGGGGTTTACCTAAAATCATACCACGGGATCTGAGATTCTTAATAAGGTCTCTGGATTCAGTGGCGATTCGGGCAACCCTTTCACTTGTCAGTATATACAGAATTATGAAGTGTTCTCCTAAATTGAAGATCCAAACTATAACTTCGTCTTTCGACGGGTTATATAAGGAACTTCCAATTATTGAGATTGCCGTTGTAGTTAGAAAATTTAAATTCAAACTACACGAGCCACGTTTCTTAATGCTGTTTTCTGCAGGTCCAAATCACAATCCAAGTGCTTTAGGACTTCCACTAGATGCGATGGCTTACATTCAAGATTCCTCAACTTTTGAGGCTTTTGAACGTTTAGCTAATCGAATTAATGGGTCTTTCCTTCTATCTCAACTTAAAGAAGAGATGGATGCAGTTCGACCTTTTGCTATGGATCCTAAGAAAGCCGAAAGACTTTCTTTAGGGAAACTTAGTTTTAAGGAAGAAGCTGCTGGAAAGGTCCGAGTCTTTGCCATTGTTGATGGTTGAACTCAATCTCTTCTATCCGGTCTCCATGATTCAGTAGGTAACATTCTTCGTTCAATAGAACAAGATGGTACTTATGATCAGAGAGCGCCAATAGAGAAATTGATGAAAACTAAACCAACGGAATTGTACTCTTTTGATTTATCAGCTGCAACAGATCGTTTACCGATAGATCTTCAGGTCCAAGTTCTTTCTCTACTAATTGGTAGAAAAGGAGCGGAGGCTTGAAGAGATCTATTGGTGGGAAGGGAGTACCGGGCTGTCTCTAAACAGTATAATATCAATACAAGATTGAAATATGCTGTAGGACAACCTATGGGTGCTCTCTCCTCTTTCGCAATGTTGGGTCTGACTCACCATGTCATTTTACAGATAGCTGCTAGAAGAGCAGGTATCGAAGGATGATTCACTAATTATGCATTACTTGGAGATGATATTATGATAGCTGATAAAGCTGTCGCTAATAATTATCGTCAAATAATGTGTGATTTAGGTATGGAAATTAATCTTCACAAATCTCTTATCTCCTCAAAAGGAGTTGGAGAATTTGCTAAAAGATTAGTATCTCCAGTGGCTGAGTATACACCAATAGGTCCTAAGAATATCCTGATGGCTCTAACGAACTATCAGTTTATTCCGAACCTATTTGTTGATTTACATAATAAAGGGTATGAGTTATCTAGTACAGTTTTGGAAGAGCGTTTCGCAAA